TTTTTCGACAAGTGTTTCTTCGTCGTTGTTTAATGTTTGAGCGTTATACGCACCCAATAGGTACGCGTAGAAGTAACTTCCGAGTATAGCTTGGACTCTCATATCACTTGCAGGCTTAACGTACGGGAAAACGTCCGTAACGTCAACGTTCGCGGTTATGGGTGTGTTTACTTTTAAGTAATTTTCAGTTACGAAATAAATCATAATGTCGGTGTGTTATTTTCGCTCAATGGAGGTAAGGCAGCCATTGCTCGTATTTCGTTAGGTGTCATAGTTTCAAGAACCTTTGCAGCGAGTGTTGGGTTCATTGCGTTAAGTGCGTTAATTACCGCCTTACCTTCGTCTTCAACGGCTGTGATTGTTTCGTTGACAATTTGGTAGTTAGTAATTTCAATGTGTGTATTTATTCCTACAACTTTTAGAAGTTGGTTAAATACATCGGCTACCGTTTCACGCAATGGAATAATTGTATTTTTCTCAAAAATAACGTAGGCTTGTTTTATGTCCGAACCGCTACCCAAAGAACCCGTAGTGCGCACTCCTAAAAGTATTGGGTCAATCGTATGTGCAAAACAAATTTGCTCCGTGTTTAACTCAGAAACCCCCTTAAACAATTCGTCGTTTGAGTTTGTAGGTACGTTTACTAAATCAGGAAGGGACTCTTTGTTATTAGCAAAGAATGCAACCGCTTTACCTGCGTTTTCCGCACCTTTCAACTTGTTAACCGTGTCTTTAATCAACTGCATTTCTTCAGGTCCTTGCGGCTTCTTTGGAAACATCATGGCAAACGACGGGAAGATTGAGTTTTGTATGTTCGACTTTTGTAGGTAGCTTAATTCGCCCGAAAGAAACGCAAAATTTAAAGCACTCGTGTACTGCGGAAGTGGGTAATAGTCTTGTCCTACGCTTTGACCCTCGTAAGCCAACAAATAACAACCGTCTTTATGTTCGGGGTGGTAAGGTAAATAAGTCTTTATTTGAAGTCCGTACTCCCAATCTTCGTTAACTGCGTAAATTGTTTTGGTTTGGTTAATTCTTACCTTCTCAGGTGCTACTCGGTACACGTTAAACACCTTACCCGCCTTTAATTCGACGTGAAAATAGCAACGGTCGTGTAGAATAATGTCTTTAGTAATGGCTTTAATAGTTCCTTTCAATCCGATTTTCTTACCGAACGAATAAAGTACCACCTTTTCCATGTCCGTAAGTTTAGACTCGTCGAAAGTATAACCCCCACCGATTGCAGCGTTAGTCTTAAAGTCTACAATAGACCCGTGAAGGGGACTCATATAGTACATCTGATTTAAATACTGCGGATATAGGTTATCAAAACCCATGCGAACGTAGCCTTGTGTAGTGTAGCGTACGTCTATTTTCGGCAATGACAAGTTACCCTCAGGAACTTTGAGAAACGGTGTACTAAATGATTGATAACCCGTGTCAACTACTTTGAGCGTGTCGTCGCTCTTAAACTTTCCAAATAATCCCATTATTCATATATTGAATTTGATACACCCTCAACAACCATACGCCCCTCTTCAACTAAAGTTAATCCTAACTCATTCGTGTTTGGGTCAACTACAATTGGCACTGGACTTTCATAAACCCAATAGCGGTACTGACCAATGCGAAAAGTCACGTCTACGCCTTCCGTTAAATAAAATAAATTATAACGGTTTGGGTAACTTGAATAATCCACACCAACCCAATAAATAGGGTCAAGTGTTTGGTCCATTTCCCACACGAACTTAAACAACCAAGTAGGTGCAGTAATTGTCGCACTTTCCGTTAGCGTTAGGGCAAAAGTATTGAGTGAATTTTTTTCTAAGTATATCATACTACTTTAATAAGTAACCATTTGAAAAGTTGGTTAAATAAAAAAGGGGAGTGCGAACCCCCCTTAGTTTTTAGTGTTGTGTTAATCCTATTAAATAATGTTATTAATTTCACTTGCTGCAACTTCAAAAGCCAAGTTTTCGTTTTCAGCTACGAACGTAATTGAATACTTAGACCCGTCCGCTTTAGCCGTTCCTGAACCTTCAGCAACCGCAGTTAATTGAGCATAAGGAAAATACCAATACTTACCGTTAGCGTCACCAACAACAAGTGCAAGGTCGCGTTGACCTTCACCAAGGATTTTAATTGCTTTAGACTTAGCCGCCTCACGTCGGTGAAACATCAAAGTTACTGTTTGCGTAATGAAAGACGAACCGTTTACAAGGTCGATTGCCGCCTCTTCGGTGAACATTCCCGTGTTACGTCTGAACTCGAAAGGAATGAAAGGGTCTGCAAGTGTGCCGAAAGAAGAAATAATCCAGTTAGCCTCAGTTATAGTTCCCGTCATGTTATCCATGTCGTTAATATAAATTGAAGTAATACCTCCGATATTGTTGTCACAACCCTTTAAAATTGTTTCTATTGTACTACAAGCCATTTTATTTAGTGTTTAAGGTTAAAAAAAAGGGGGCGGTTAAACCCCCTACTATCTAAATAAATTGATTAGTCTGCACAGTAAGCGTCACCACCTACCCAAACAATCTGCGTGTCATTAACAGTGTAGAAACCAGCTTTGAAGTCAGCACGTGCACCGATACGACGGTCCAAAGTAGTTTTAGAGAAGTCAACGATTTGCAAGTTGTCAACGTCACCTTCCATGTCCAAAGCATAGATAAAGTTAGTGTAGTCTGACAAAATGATTGTGTTTGCAGGAAGTCCGTACTCAACAACAACTGGAATATCCAAGTAAGTCAAAGCCAAACCTTCAGTAACGTTTGTTACGTTGTTTTGTGAAGCCGTAGCAATACGGTAATAAGCCGCAACGTCAGGAGAAACTTTGAACTGCATATTTGCAGGGTTAACTAACATTTCAGATGTAGCCAAACCAAGTGCTTGTGCAAAACCGTTTGTAAGAATGTTTGCAGAAGTAAACCCACCAACTGGAACGTTTCCGTTAATGTAGTTACCAGTTGTACACAAACGCTTCAACCAACCATCACACAAAGCTAATGCACCTACTGCCAAGGTGTTACCTTGCCACATCAACAACGCCAATTCTTGGTGTCCTTTCTTCGCCATTTGACCCCAAAAGAAGTTCATAAATGAAGCTACCGAAAAGTCAGAATTTGAACCTTTAGCCATTTCCAAAGCCAACCAAGACTGCTCAAGGTCGTACTGACAAACAGACGCTTGTGAAGTCAACGCGCAAACGTCAATTTCTACTGCGCTAACATCAGCATTTTGAGCGTTAAAGTCACACCCTGCTTCTGCAAGAACTTTGTCAAATACAACCGTTGCAACTTTAGTTTTGTTTTTAATACCCGGAAGTACACGGTAGTTAGTTACCGCATTTTCCATTCCGTAAAGTAACGAGTAATACTCGCTTGGGTTTGCTTGAAGTAACGCGCTCGCGTCTACTGTCAAATCGAATTTGTACTTTTTAGCCATCTTTATTTTTTTAAGAAGTCAATTACTTGGTTAAACTTTTGTGCCGCTGTCATTTTAATTTCTTCAACGGGTGCGACTTCCTCCGTTTCAGTTAATTCATTCTTTAGGTCTGCGATAACTTGTAATACCTCAGAAATACGCTGCTCCAACAAAGGGCTAACGATTGCCAAAATAGCTTCTGCATCTGCAGCAGGGTCAATAGCTGCTTCAACTTCAACAACCTCTTCCTCCTTTACGGTCTCTTCGGTTACTTCGGTTGTGTCTGCCATTTCCACTTCCGTAGACGCTTCAACTTCCATTACTTGTTCCTCAGCCATTGGCTCTTGAACTTCTACGATTTGACCGTCTTTGATAACGATAACCGTACCGTCTTCGAGCGTGTGTGTGCCATCAGGTAACATACTATTTGTTTTTATTTGGTTGCTTAATTTAAGACCTAAAAATCCTTCGATTGAAAAGCCTACTTGACCCGCTTCGACTAACTTGTTATAATAGTCCGTGTCGGTTATTTGAGCCGTGACCATTAGCGTTCCTTCAGGTACTGAAATACCGAAAGTACTTTTAGCCTTGTCAGCTTCGGGGTTGTCAACAAGCCACGCTTCAAGAATATACGCAGGGACTATTTTGTCGCCTTCGTGTTCAAGGTTAAACAAGTTGCGGTTGTTCAAGTTGAGCATGAAATCCTTAAAGATTGTATCAATCTCGTCTTTTGAGAATTGTACATAGTACTCCCCCATGTCATCGTCACGTCGGTAAATGTCCATTGGTATCATTGCAGGGGCAGTAATGCGGTATTTTTTCTCGTCTGCGA